AAAGATTATAATCTACACCGTCATCTGCTAATGCAAATTTGCTTATATTAAGACTCCCATTAGTTGCCAATCGTTGTCTACCTAACTCAGTCAAAACAGCGTCTATAAAAATAGTTTGACTTTTATCCAAAAATGCCATTATTCATTTGCCTTATAATTTACTCTAATTGTCAATGCCGCAGTTGCCCCAGATTTTACTCCTGTGACTATCAAAGACGTCTTTGAAGCATTTTGAGTACTAGTAATTCTCTTAGCTTTAATTTTAATAGTATTATTGCCTGATGGTGCAATAAGTGTTTGAGAAGCTCTAAATCTTAAAGATTGTTCTGTCGGTTGTGCAAATCTACCCGCAGTTGATGGCGAATCATCTAAATATAAAAAAGCTATATTAGTATTAAGCAATGTATAGCTATATGCTTCAGGGCTAGAATTAGAATGTAAATTGTTGGTACTACATTGTATAGAATCTTCATCCCCAATATTACTAACATTTTTCCAACTTAAATCTAATATTCCACTATTAGTATTTACTCTATTATTAAAAGTACCCCCAATAGTAGCCATCTTCATTCCACTACTCCTATCCAAATGATCTGTGCTTCGTAAAAGTTTATATCTCATCACACTTGTTTCATTTGGTACTGGTTCCAATAATGGTAAATTTTCAATCACGGTTCCATAATAATCTGACCCTGACGGGTGCGCGGTATCCCATAATGTATAATCAACTTCATCATCTGCTAATGCAAAATGAGTAACATCAAAATTACCTTGAGCTAACTTTTCTCTACCTTTATTGGTAAGGATAGCCTTCAATACCTGCGTCGTTTTATTTAAATACGCCATTTTTTAACTTCTCCGATTTGTAATATATGATCATAGACAACCTTTGTTATCTATAAATATATATAAATTAAGTTTATTATTAATTTAGTTTTATTGCTGATCATCACCTTCCGTATCAAACTCTGTTCTCAATTGAACACTTTCACGCGCATCACTTACTAATGCATATGGATTTGTTAATATATAGGTAACTGGTGTATAATCTTTCTTACCATTTACATCCAATGAAGATAATGCAGTAATAGCAGTATTTTTACTACCTTCAAAATTAATTCTACGTAATCCAGTTGAATTTTCTGTTAATTTTTCAAAACTTGAAGAAATAAATGAAACTGAACTTGCATTTCCTTGTAAAAAGTTTTTCTTACTACTATAAATATACATAGGTTTTTTATTAAAAGTAGAAACTCTTTGATTATTTATCATACCAATAGATTCCGTAAAAATAGATGTGGGTCCTCCAGAATAAATACTAGAGGTAGTATAGTTTCTTCCATAATGTCTAAAATTATCTACTCTATTTAAATCTCTTATTGACGGTTTAGAAAAAATATCTCCACTAACTGTCGCTTCATAATATTGATTATCTGAATAAAATTCATATGTAGACTCTTCATCTATTTCCCTATCTAATCTAGTTACATTTTGATTAACTTCATAATAATTATTTTCTGCACTTTGTGAAACAATATCACTATCTACATCTTTTAATTTAATAGTATCTTCAAAAAGTGGATTTTCAAATACAGGATGATTAATTGCTTGTTTATTTCTATCTAAAATATTATTTTCCACCAGTACTCCAACAACAGCTTTACTCCTTGCTGGTAATAAAGATTCTAATTGTGTAAATAATGAATGATCAAAATAATTTAATAATCTCATATAATCCCAAAAATTATTAGCACCTGTATATTTCTTAAAATATTCTAATTTTACCGCTTCTAAATCCCTATATTGATATTCTGTATCATCTCTAGCATCACCAAGATATTGATCAAAATTAAAATCAGCTAACTGATTCATAATATCTTGATTAATTACATCTATGGGACTAAAATACACTCCAATCTTATTTGAATCCAATGGAGACCTATCAAAAGAAGAAACTTCTACTCTTTCTGTTGGACTTAAATTTATATTTTCTCCAATTCTATCTAAGTACTCTGCAGTTTCAATTCTTACCTTATTTGCATTTCTTCTAATTCCACCTATTTTTGGGAGTGGAAATTTTGTTCTATCAACAACATTAGAATAACTTGTTTCATCAGCGAATCCCGTAGCTATACCTGCAATTGGTGTAGATTGATCAGTCGAAGTATCTCTAACCGATGTATCACTATTATGGTTTTTTGATTCATTAAAACTATATCGTAAAGCAATATCCTCGAAAGAAGCACTAAAACTATTTCCTACATAAGATTGTGGATTTTCTACGTGTGCGTCGAATGATTTTACATTCAACCTAGATTTCCACAATCTAAATTCCATCATCGAACCACTAAATTGTCCTCCAAAATCTTTTGTAGTATATCCACCTATATATAATGAACCTGTATTATTATACGCTGTATTATAAGATTGAGATGCTGCATTTTCATCTCCAGGCATATACAAAGTTGTTTCAGATTCATATTGAATTACATCTCTACCAGCATCATATTGTTTAGCTACTAAATTATAATTTACATTATTACCAGATTCCGTACTAGGAAAATATCTATTAAATGTGCCATTATCAAAATATACTGACCGTCTTGGAGCATCATTTGGTTGAGTAAATGATAATTGTAGAGAAATATTTGCGGTAGATGGTTGTAATAACGTTGGTCTAAAACTTATTTTCTCCCAATTTGTAGTAATAGACTTATCAATATAATGATATCCTCCAGCTCCTGGATCTGGTAAAGTATTTTGATCAGGATATTTAACTGGGGCATCATTAATTATTCTACCATCACTATCTAATTCAAGTACAACTAACCTAGCAGTTACTCCACCACTTCCAGATACTTTAGCATATACTGAAAAATCAAATTGATCAGATTTAGATGCAGTTATAAATCTAGCATCCCCCCACGCACTAACTGTACCATTATAATTTTGAAATGGCGCAGAATAAGTTCTACTACCTGGATTATTTTGAGTAACCTTTATAGAATAGTTACCATTATAAACTTCATCACTAGCGCTCGCTATTACTCCAGCTCCATTCTGCCAAACATTAAATGGTAATTGAAATGAACCAGTTTCAAAATTATTTTTAGCAAGTAAATCCTCCGAAATTACCTGTTTTGTTAACATTACAGACCAAAAATCTCCATTATATAGTGGTAAAGGTTCAGTAGATGATGTAACATATCCCGCAGACCCACTTAATGTAAATGTTAATCTACCAATGTTATCAGCCGAAGCATTATCTTTTAAATAAATTCCAAATTGGTCACCAGTAGCTCCATTACCACCCTGAACTAATGTCTGATCAGAACTTGAAGCCGCCTTATATCTAAATTCTATAGTATTTGGAACCTGTGTTCCACCCAATCCTAATGAATGTGACCAAGAACCAGAAACATATTGAGCTGTTTTAAAATCTAAAGCTTTTGTAAATTTTCTACTTGTTTCATATATAGGTTCTACATCAGTAATAGATGGTCCTCCATACTCTCTAACTCTTAATATTGTAGATGGAATGCCATAACAATTTATTAATCCCCTTAATGCCTCCACAGTTCCTTTTGACTTTAAGAAAAATGGCATATTAGCAATTATTCTTTTCCACACCTCACGTGAAATATCTTGTAAAGAAGCACTAGCATAAATACTTGTTGATTTATTTACAGGATCTACAGATTTTCCAAAAAAATATTTATCTAATTTAGCTAAATCATACCCACCTTGTAAATTCCATCCAAAACTTTTTGCTACAGAATAAACAAGTTGTTTAGATAATCCTTTATCTAAAGATTCATCAATTTCATAAGTTTGTCCAAATCTATCAATATAATTTTTTAAATTATCAAAATGATGTCCAGTCATATCCATAAATTTTAAAAATTCTTCATTATTCGAATCATCTCTCATATGATCAGGTAGATGATATATAAGTCTATCTATATTATCTCTATCATAGTTTGAAGCACTAGTATAATTTAAATTATACCACTCAACTCCTTGAGAAGATGATACTTCATATAAAGTATATGGTTTAGTAGTATTCTGTTTAGGCCATGATGCATCATAAAATAATCCTGCACTTCCAGAAGAATATGAAGAACTATTAAAATACAAATATCTTTCATAACCATCAAAACTATTTACAACTTCACTACTAGCATTTTCCCACCTTTTAGCATCTGACCCAGCATTTTGTATTACTGTATTTGCTGCATTTCCCAAATATCCAGTATCATAATAAGTCCCTGCAATTGATTGGCTATAAGCATCATATAATTCTAAATTTGTTAATTTAGTTTTAAAATTTTCTAATCTACGTCTAGCAGAGCTAAATTTAATAAAATGATCTGGATTAGAATAATCCATATTTAATCTTACTTCATTTATAGATCCACTTATTATATCTCTCTCTATGTCTTTAGCTTGTGAACTACTAACTAATAATAAATCATCATACGATTGATATTCAGTTTGTCTTTCTCTAATTGCGGGTTCCAGTCCTCCACCCACGCCAGTAGGTAATCTCAAAATAGAAGTTGGTATTACTGGTTCAGTATAATTAACTAAATTAACATCACAAATATGTGGTGAAATAACTTCCCTTACAAAAAATATATCTTGCCCAAGTCCTATTCCAGGTGGTAATGGATTAAGAAATTTTACTAACATTAAACCTGTATCTTTCCCATAATCTTTATTTATAACAAGATTTAAACTAGAATTACCAGTCATAGCATAATAAGATAAATCTCTAGTATCTCTTTTACGTGATATCAATCTAATTTTATTTATATTATCATTTATATCTTCATATGTTATATTATATTTCTCAGCAAATTCTTGTGGTGTAATTTTTAATGATAAACTACGTACTTTATCTCCACCCCCTTGATAGGGTGCAGCTATTGTCGGGTCAGGCACATCTCCACTATTTAATAAATAATTTTGAAACTCTCCTATAAATGATTCATATTCATATGAAGTTACCATTTCTGTTGTAGTTACATCACGCCAATATGTTGGTGAATCTTGTGTAGCATCCATATACAAATATTCTTCCATCATATTCATCACACATTCATTTAAATCTATATCTAATTCCGTTGCTGGTATAGCCCTTTCACCATCTATATATTCTATAAACTGTTGATCTAGTTTATCAGCAATATAATTAAATAACTGAGCATTACTCATCAAAGTACTTCCATACATATAATGTTGAAACTTACCATTTGCTTTATTATCAAACCAAGATCTAAATGGCGATGACCATGAAAATGCAATTATATAAACTTCTTCTTCACTATCTCCAGATTGTCCATAATTACCATAATCATCATCTTGTTGTCCTGAATAATCTGAATAATTATTGTACCCACTAGATTGCTGACCAGTTGTAGTACCACCATCGTTAGTAACTGTCCATGTAGTAATTGGATCTGAAGTTGGCATTTCTGAAATTAATGAAGTAGTAATATCTTCATTAGAATGCTCACTATGTAGATTTCTATTAGAAGCAATTGTTAATGGCATACCCGATACTAAATTATTAGACCATATTACATTTCCATCTCCAGTAAATTCTATACCTTCAGCATTAGATACCCATTCACCTTCAGTATTTCCAGTGTAATCACGTGCAAATACCCATTGTTTTCCTTCAGATACATTTGGTTGCGTTATAGTTGGTATAAGTGTTGGTTTATCTTCTTGAAAATATTCTTGAGTAGTTGTACTTACTTCTTTTTCTATAGCAGATATTAGGAAGAAATCTGGAATTTCTACCAATATTTTATTTTCAAAAGACCTAGCTTTTTCAATAAAATTTATAAGTTGAGTAGAAGAAGCCATGGTATTATCTTCTACCGCTTCTATTACAGTACTATCCTCGCCGATTGATTGATAAGATATTTGTTGTGAAGATAATATTAACCTATCATTAATATCACTACCAAATCCACTAAATCTACCCTTATAATATGCATTACCTCTTAAAAGATCATCTACTTGCATTCTTACTTTTATCTCTGTTCTATCAGGTGATATTCCAGCTATATTATAACAAAGTTTTTTAGAAAAAACTCTTTCATCTCCAACATCAACATTTTGTATTTCTTCTTCTTGTTTAAGTAGAAAATCTTTATCTGCCTTTGGTGCAGAAATAGTTGATTTATAAAGTCCTCCCTCTCTTTTTATAGGTGTCCCACGATAAACTATACTTTCACTATCTAGTAATACAGACTTATATGACCCAGCTTCTGTTCTTAAAAAATAGTATTCTAAACTAATATTTCCAGTTAATATTCCAAATGAATTTATAATTTCGGCAAGATTTATCTCAAAGTTATCTCCAACTACACTTGATTGCCAAATTTTTCTTGATCCTAACACCATACCAGTTTGATCAAAAGCTTTAATTAAAATAAAATCTCTCGGTCCAAACCTATCTCGAGCTCTACCAAATTTTAACTCTGGTGATAACTCTCTCATACCTAAGGTAGCTAATTTATTATCTGATAATTTAAAACTCACTGTTACTGTCCACCAAATTGGTCTGCAAGACTAGCGGCACTTACAGGTACTCCCGTATCTTGAAGTTGTTTTATTCGTGCTTGTGTTTTATCCGTTCGTTTAGCTTCCGCCTTATCCTTATTAACAGCTTCTCTATTAGCATCTTCTTCTGTTATTATTTCATTAACTTGTTTAAAAGTTATATCTAATCCTTCTGTAACTAAATGTGGTGTTGCTAATTTTCTTTTATGTGGAACTTGTATTATAAAATTACACACACCATGTTCAAAATCTATACTGTTATCGAATGTCACGTTATCAGAATTTTGAAATAAAATATATCTATCATTTTTATCTTTAGGTGGTTCATTTATAACAGCAGGTTTTGCCAAATCATCCATGTCCTTTTTATAATTAAAATGACTTGTTAATATTTTCTCTATATTATTATCATAATCTGCCTTGTATTGTGAAACTAATCTATTAACGAAGGCAGTATGTTTAACTTCCTCTTTAGAATACGGCATTATCTACTCACTTTGAATTTAAAATCACCACCATAATAATTTTTTGTTTGACTAACTCCACTGCCACTTACAACCTTATATTCTATTTGATAATATCTTTCTGCTTGTAATCCATTCATCCAAAAATTAAAATAATTTCCTGTTGAATCACAGCTAATTAATGAACCACTTCCATACGGTACCATTACGTCCTCAGTCAATGCATCTTTTATTTGATAATAACACGAAGCAGTTGGTAAATATTTAACTGTTACATTATCAGAAACAGTTGTAGTAGAATATGTTTTAGTAGGATATCTTTCTCTACCAACTAGTCTAAATTTTACTTTTGAATTTTCTTTATAATCAGATCTTAATCCTTTCATATAAACTACTAAATCTTCTAAATCCGAAGAAACTAATGGGGATAGAGAACCAGAATTAAAAGTATAATCTTTCCAAAGTACTTCTAACTTAGGTTGGTAAATTGTATTTGTTTCTCTACTAAAAAATGCAAAATGTCCATACTTTGTGGTATCTCCTTCCTCTGCTCCCGAATCAGAATTACCAACACTTCCACTTCTTTTAATCATAAAGCCTTGGTTTGGTATAGTACCGTGTAACCAACTCCACATAATTCCAGTTACATCCATTCGCATATCAGTTGTTTCCCATTCAAAAGATTGTGAAGCTTGATATCCACTTCCACTATACCACGTTCCTCCAGTATTATTACTACCACTTATCCATTGAGTACCATCTACTGCTCCGTGTCTATATCTCCAACTAACACCTTCTTCATCTTTAGGATCATCATAAAATTTACCTTCTCCAACCGTCCAAGATTGACTTACTGGATGTGCATATAAAGATTGTGATGTAGTTAAATTAGATGAATTTGCATCATATAAATTTAAATAAAATTTTATATCTGATCCTGACGTAATTAACCCAGATGATACTGATTTAGAAATTTCTGTTAAATCAAATTTAATTAATGCTCGAGATACATTTATTACACTAGCATTATTATTAGTATCCTTACGTATCTCTAATATTTCATCCAATCCAGTATTCTGAGATTGAGTAACTGATCCTTCATACATTGTGGCATCTGCTGATGCATATTCAAAATAATGCATTATGCTATATCTCCTATTACTCTACCGATTATATCTTGGTCTGGAAATTTTACTTCAAATAGTGATGGGTCTTTAGATGGGTAAATAACTCCATTCTTCATTACCATTGAGTCTGCGAGATCATAAACATTACCAGAATATCCCTTAGAAGTATCATATTTGTTTGTTATAGCTAAATTAGTACCTAATGGATTACTATCCGATGGCTTTTCAACTCCAAGTACTCCTTCTACCTTTAATAATTGTGCAACTGCTTCTGCTATTACAATAGGTTGGTTTATTTGCCAATTATCAACATTCCAAAATTCTCTCATTTTAGCAATTGATCTTAATAAAACTTCATTTTTATTATATCCTCGTTTTACTAAAATATCAAATCTAACTGCAATGTTTATTATATAAGCATCTTTAATATTAATTGCATCAGTTAACATACGAAATCTTCCCAAATATGTTTTTAAATTTTGTTTAGTAACTGTATTTAATTTTACTAATTTTTTATTATTATTATATCCTAACAGATATAAATTTAACCCTAACGGATTTTTTTCGAATTTGGGTTTTTCTCCAGCGGGATTAGAAATTTGCTCATCTTGTACTACATAAGCTTTAGCGATATTACCATATCTCTCTGGTAACGCATACACTCTAGTAATAATATCATCTCTTGTTACCATTCTAGCTTGTGCCTGAAAATAACCAAGTGCATTTTGTCTTACTTCTTCATTAGATTCTGCATCCATACCTCCTGATGATGGTTCTACATTTGTTAGGTTAATTGATTTTCTAACACGATCTAATTTTGTAGAATTTAAATTTCCTGAAAATGGTGATAGAACTTTACTAGCAAAAGTATTTATCTGACCTGACATAACATTATGTTTAGATCCTCCACTATAAGCATATTTTATAGTAAGTGTAGTATTAGATGGTGCTTCACCATAAGCCCTAGTATTTGTAAAATTATTAGGATCAAATGCAATTCCTAATTTAGATGGTGCTCCTGGTAAATTTGAACCAACATTATCTGGATTTGGAATTAATTCTTCATCTGGAGTTACTTCTGTTCCAGCCCCAAATCTTATTTCTGTCTTTTTATCAGACCTTACATAAGTTCTAAACCTTTTAGACGTTTTTAATCTTTTTATAATATAAGGATTAGTTTCATCATATTGAACAAGAGAACTATCATTTTCAGCTAAGTTTTGAAATTCAGAAAAAACCATGTCTTGTGCCAAGAAAGGAACCTCATACCAAGTATTTCCATCACTATCTGAGACTGATAAAATTTCTGTTATATTATCTTCAGATAAAACTAGCTTATCATATTTTTGAGGTCCGCCAAAAGTAAATGTTTCTTCTTTACTAAATCCACTTATAACAGTTACAGTTTTATATATTCTAAAATATTTTAAACCTGTTGACCAATTACCAGTTCTTTCTGGTGGTGGACTCTGACTACCTTGACCAGTTTTAAAATTACAATCTGACAATAATCTAAACTCTACACCATGTATTGGGGAAAACACTCTAGTATCAGATTTTATATTCATCGCATAATCATAATCTGGTTGTGCGTCATCATCAACTCTAGCTGGTAACTCCTGTGAAAATCTTACTCTAGCTAATGACGGGGATATCAATCTTGGTCTATATCCCATAAATTGTGCTATATTATATATTTGATTTTTTTCTTCCGCGTAAGGTAATAAAGATTCTTTAAATACCGCATCAGTATAATAACCCATCACATCACCGATATATGCAACTGATTCTAAAAACATCATACCAGGCGAAACTTCATTAAAATCCTTATATGCTGAAGGAAAATAAGTTTTAGCATAGTCCATCAAATTTTGACGTAAACTAGAAAAATCTCTACCTATATAATTTATATCTTTATTACTTGGCATATACTATCTCTCCTTATTGGTTGTAAATAACTGTAGCTTTCCCAGCCTGGGATTGATCTGTTTTTAAAGTATAAGTTATTTTCACATCCAACCTACTAGCATCGTGATTGATAGTAGGTTCTATTTTAACTATATTTAAATATGGTAGCCATTTACTCACTGCTTCTGTTATATCTTCCTCTGCTTTTACTATAATACTGTCATCCAATTGCTCAAAATTTAAATGTGCCAACCTACATCCCAAATCTGGATGAGCAGGTCTTTCACCAAATTTTGTCATTAGTAAATTTTTTAAATTATATTCCGCCTGTTCTATAGTAGTAGAAGTTTTATTCCAAAACCCACTATTACCAAACTTTATAGGTAATTTTACTCCTATATAAACATCTGGATCACTATCGTATTCTCTATTGGACGCCATTAGTATTCTTCTTATTCATAGCTTTCATTAAACCACTATAATCTCTTGTTAAAGCTTTCATTGTAGATTCTGGAACTTTATCAACTGGAACTCCTGCTGCCTTAACAGTCATAGCGGCTCCTAATTCTCTTTTAAATTCACTTGTGCTTCCAAATTCACCACTATTCATTGCTACCTCTGTTACTTTACTAGAATCAAATACTTCTCCACCCATCATTGGATAAGATTCTGTACCATCTCCTTGTGGTATTCCACCTTTAGTTTCATTCAAAACCTTATTTAAAGTTTTATTTTTTGTATATTTTACTTCTTCTCTCTTACCAACTTTATATTTTTTTCTAATTGGTTCTTTGAACTCTTTTTCGGTTACTGATTTTGAAACTAATTCGGAAAGTTGAGATGAGTTGTCGTCATTAATAAATATCTCATTTATTTGTTTTTTGACTTCCTTACGAACTGCTAGTTCTATTATTTTCTTTAGTTCACCTTTTTTCATTTTCATACTCCCTTTATTAAATTTTTATCCACCAAATACATTTTGAGTCCACTCAACTAATGATGCATATCGTCCTTTATTTTTATCACCAACTGCTTCTATACCACTTACTATATTTCCTTCGGCATCTAAAGCTTCTTGCTCTATCACTTGAGTACCATATCTATTTTGTACAATAAAATTGCTTATATAATGTTTTTCACCATTAATATTTGTTTCTTCCATATCTACCCAAAACACCGTTTGTCCGCCGCCAAGTAATCGCTCTCCGTGCCTTGACTCTGATTTCATATAGTCACTATACGATTCAGTTACTCCACCAAGCTTCGATTCTTCATTCTTTATTATGATGCGACTATTAACGTCAATTACATCAAGTGGAATTTCACCTACGGAATCATCTAATAATTGTTGTTGTCTGCTATTAATAATAGTATTATATTCATACCCAAGTATTCTACCAGTAGGATCTATATCTGTAGTTTCAGCCTGAAATCCTAATTGCATTAATGTTTGAGCATTTGAATCATATTCAGCTCTAGTCCTTGTTACTATTTCTTTTAACTTCTCCATCTCCCTTCTATCCACATTCTGCTCAAGTTGTAGAGCTTCCTTTTCCGCTGGAGTTGGTTCTGGATTATTGCCTGAGTACATATGTGGATACATTAATTTATCTCTTTCATATACTTGTTTCTTTATATCCTGAAAATCTTTATAATTTAATATCCAATCTATCATTAACCAATTCATTTTTATTTCTACGTCGACTCTCGTATCTAAAATTGGGTCTTCCTTACGATTACCTCTAACATAACGTAAATGTCCATGTGTTTTAGCATCTGCTAATACTTTAGCATATCTGCGTGGATCAGCATGTATATAATCTCGCATCACGTCAGATTGCCTGTCATCTCCTATGTATGCTAAATGCGTTTGATTTATAGCTAATTGATTGTTCCAATATTTTTCAACCCAGGGTGGAAATTGTCCTTCATTTAATTTTTTTGCTTCTCTATGTGCTTTCGCATATTCTGCCATCTGAATCATCTCTGCAGATAATCCTTTATATTCCTTTTTGACTTCCTTTACTAAATCCTTTGATGATTCTAATGTATCTTCCACATCAGTAATAAGTGCTTCACTTTCATTGATAATTTTAGTAGATGTACCAAATCCAGGATTCATTGCACTACCAGCCACTAATGCTACGTCTTTCCCAACCTTAACTCCTTTAACTACATTCTTTGTAGTTTTTATAACAGTATCCATTTCATCTATTGGAACTTTACGCAAAGTCAATTGTATTTTCTCACCTTCTTCAAGTAACCGTCGGAGCTCCGCTTCCGTTATTGTACCTACTTTAAGAGATTTTTTTAAAGCCCTATTTATCTCTTTCAATCTCCTTATTGGTCCATATACAGAATCTGCCACTTTATTTAGACCACCTGAGAGTGACTTTCCTGCAAAAGTTTTAGCCATTATCTTAAGTCCTCAGCTGCTAATATATCTGGTTCATCTAATTGTTTTATACTATGTTTATCTGGTATTGCATGAAATTCTTTATTATTTAACGACTTTCTTATAGATTTCATAGCTTGGTTTGGTCTCATAGCTCCCCCCATAGCTGGATTCCCTTGTGGTGTTGCTGATACTCCTGTTATTAAAATATCAATTAAATCACATATATCTTCTAAAATTAATGATAATGATTCAGCCATTGTTGCTGGCTCATTTCCAATATAAACACTTGGTGCATTTAAATATAAAGTCTTAGGAGTATTAATATGTATATTATCTCTCTTAGCTTGAAAAATTAATTGATTAGAGTTTATAATTACTTTATCACCATGATTATCTACAAATTCTTTAACACCCTGAACAGAAGGTCTAGGAAATGGTTCTGTTGTCCCACTATCTATCAATATAGTTGACCCTTCTGTATAAAATTTAGATTCAAAATATGGTGAATTACCAACTTGACTTTGATTATTACTTAATCTTATAGTTGGTTTTACACCATTATGATCAAATAAAATTGAACTACCATATCTACTATTAATTGTCTTTGACCCCTGTTGTATATAAGGTCTTTTGATAGGCTTCTTGGGTGCATCATAATCCTTAATTCTTTCTTTTAAAAGTTCTCTTATATCTTTTGGTAAAGTTGTTTTTCCTAGCGCTGGATCAAAATTAGAAGATGCACCTTCTATACTTATTTTATCAAAATAATAATTTTTATCCCAATACTTTATAACACAAACAATTTCACCTGGTATTGGTAATTCTAAATTATCTACATCAACTGGATACGCTCTAACTGGAGTAGGCATTCTTGTGGATTGACTGTATATAAATTTACCGTTTACCATTCCAAATTTAGAAATATCTTCTTCTATTTCTTCTTTCTTATCCCAAACTCTACTAACTTGTAGAAAATCTATTTCAAATGGGATTGCTCTCGCATCTTCTATAAATTGTTTTACTAAATTATATACTTCTAGTCGACTTGTAATACCTTTATTTAAATCAGGTAAAGTCCCAATTGGCTCACTATTAACGAAGAATTTTTGTTTGTTTACTTTTAACCTAACTGGCATTATGATTCTACTATTTTAGAGGGTTCTGTTTCTATTTTACTATTGATTTCATCTGTATATTTTTGTAAATCCTTAGCTACTGGATCTAAAGATTTTAACAAATCTTCTTTTTCTTTATCCGACAAACCAAATTCAAACTCACTAGAACCTTTTTGCTCTCCTACTATCAATCTTTGAACAATGGCTGCCATTTTTACTAACTGTTCATCGTTCTTAACCTTGATATCTAAATATTCTTTAATAGCTGGAATTAACTGAACCGCTGTATCTCCATCTTTAATAAATTGCACTACTTCTCTAATCAACACATCTAACTGTTTTTTATTTTCTGATGAGTTGTTGTAGATATCTTCAAAGATATCGGCCAATGATTTTTCTTTAAATACTTTATAATCTGACATGATTGAATTTTACCTTATTATTCACTTATAAATATAACTAACTTAAAAACCTCTTGTATATAAATATATAAGATTTTCGGAAATATAGTCACTTAAATAGTTATTTTAGAGGGAAAAAATACCCTTGTGAAACATAACTAACGGGAGAATAACCATGAAGGAAGTCGTAACAATGGTTAAAGGATATATTGATGACTTAGCTCATCTTATGTTATCCTTTGTAGCCATAGGTGCTATTTCCGAAGTAATATTCGGAACAGGCATTTTTGGTGTCAATGTTATTGGAAACCTAACAGCAATTATCAGTCAGTTTGGAGAAGGCGGTTTCGCCGGACTCGTAGCTTTATTGGTATTGGTTGGTTTATTCCGCAGCAAGTAAGCAGTGGAATGTTTTGGTAGGTATGAGTATACCTATCAGATGTAAAAAAAGGGAAGTGGATACTTCCCTTTTTTTGTTTAAAGATTCGGTTGTTTTTAAGTCTGTCTATTAGTGGAAACTAAAAATCGGTTGAATCTTTAATTTTGATGATAGTGAGATTGAATCTCATTATCATTACTTATAAGTTAATTATGCAAAAATGGATCCAGTATTAGATGTATCTATAGTACCATCTTTTTGATATTCTGTATTTAAAAGTAAATACTGTTGTTTCATTTGATTTACAATTCTAGTAATATGTTGTGTATTAGAACCAGTCATTTCTCTAACCAAAATATATAAAGCTTTCTTATTAAAATTTTCCAAAGTTGATCGTCTTTTAAATAACTCTAAAACAGAATATGCTACATTTAAATCTTTTTTTCTCTTAAAAAAATTATTTAAATTATTTTCCCAGTAATCTACCATTTGTTCTACGAAATCATTATAATATTCGATCTCCTCTTTATTAGCTTCTTCCATACCTATATTTCTTTTAAAATCTAATACATCTAATGCTGTATGTTGTTTCATTTTTTTGTAATTATTATTATTATGTAATATTAACCAATTCTTACCAACAATACTAAAATATGAAAATGCTTTACCCTTCTCTTGTATATACTTATGCATATTAATTAATAGAAATGCTACCACTTCATGTTTTACATCATCTAATGGTACATCAAAATAATAAAATTTGAATGTATGAATTAAATTTTCAGCTAATTTATTAAAAGGCTGATTAATATGTTCTTCATAAATTCTATTTTTAATATGTTGTTTATCACATTTATTATATCTAATAATTGCATCTTCTGTTTTTTGCCCAAAATATATTTTACTTTTCTTTTTTTTCTTAACTGGCATCTTCTTCTACCCCTTCTTGACTTAATTGTTGTGTAACATCTTTTAATCGACTGAATACATCCCCTACTTCATCATCAGCCTCAAATACACCTCTATCATCTAGTAATTGCATTTCACTATAAGCTTTATGAATTTTTTCTGTATAATCCGCTATCCAATCTTCTAATCTTTCTGTTTTATTTAATAAGTTTCTAACTATATATAAACTTACTATATTAGTTATAACAGCTGTTCCTAATAATATTTCTACTAACATTAGTTATCTCCAAATAATTCTTCAAAAAGTTCTTTAGCCCTATCACTTGAAACTTGAGTTTCTTCTGTTGCAGATAAAACTTCTGTAGTAGTTTCCATTTGCTCTTTAAACTTCTCAATTGATTCTTCTTCTTTTTCTTTTTGTTTTACTTCACCTTGAACATGGTGTTGTTTTTCTGCAACCGTTGCCATCCAATCTGCCATATGTACTATATAATGTAACACATTTCTGGTAGCTGATGGTTTTCTATAATACTGTTCATTTCCAGCATCAAACATTCCATCCGACATTTTAATTGCTTTCCAAACTTCAGTACTAACATTAACATTAAACTGCTGAAGTATCCATAACGACCTATCTGTTACAGACATAAATTCTCCAATTTCATTATGTTTATAAAATTCTCCAAGCTTATTACGATGCCATTCAGAATCCTGTTCTCTATAATATGGTGTATCTAGATCACCCAATTTGCCCCAATCATGAAACATAGCAGCCAAGAAAACATCACTATCTGGATGTATTACTTCAACTCCCAAATCCTCATATTGTTTCTTTACCTTTAATGCAGTTGTAGCAACTCTAACAGTATGATCTATGAATCCACCCACAAAACAATTGTGGTAATCTAATCTACCTGAAGCTGGTGCTTCCATTAATCTATTTTCAAAATGGCTAATGATAGATTTAACTCCTTCAAGAGTCTCCCCCTCTAAATGAGTTTCTACCATTTCCATTAACTCTTTGTATCTTTCTACAATTTGATCAGTTGTAAGTGTAACCATAATTTAACTCCAAAACTTATGTTCTATATTTTTAACTTTTTCTTTTTTATTTTCTAATTGATAATTCATAATCAATAACTCTGTTCCTTTATTTTGGCTTTTGCCTTTTTGTGCAGAAGCTGGTTTTACAAAATCTTTTAATTCCCACTCATATTCATCTTCTGGAAACCAATCATGTAATTGCTCAAAATCATAATATGACAAACTAAATCTACCTTCTATATTTTTTAATACATCAGCTAATCTTTTATGATCATCTGTATCAAAATCATGTAATGAATAATAATTTTCTGTTTTCCAATAAGGTGGATCTACATAAAAATATGTTGTAGGACTGTCATACTTTTTAATAACATCTGCACAATCCATATTTTCAACATTAGTTATTTTATTTAATTTTTCTATAACCGCAGGATTTTTTAATCTTCTTCTAAATGCATCAAATTTAGAACTATACTTTCCTTTTAAATCTATAAATTTACCTTTTTCTGGATTTAACCCTGAAAATATTTGTGTAACTATATAAGCATATTTCATACCATAATCATAATCTGGTATTTCTATATCTTTAATATTTTTATTTTCAAATACATCTGTTTTATATTGATAGAATAAATCAGAATTTTGTGCAACAATTTCATCCATTGACTTTAAAAATTCTTGTGGATTTCTACAACACGCAATTAAATTTGTCATATACCTATTAAAATCATTATATATAACATTTTTTAAAATAGGTTTTTTATGTACTTCACCATTAACATATACCCAAAATGCCCCACCAAAAACTTCTACATATGTTTCTATATCATTGGGAATATAACTCCCAATCCATTTAGCCATACGGTTTTTTCCACCGATATAACTGATCATCTATTAACCTTAATTATTCATTACTCGTATTATGTACCAAATCGGTTTTATGTATTTGTCCATTTAATTTATATGGTTTAACATCTATTGATTCCAATATATCTATACGATTTACCCAACGAGGGCTCATAGTATCCCTAACTTGATAAATACCATCTTTATGATATGTACCTTTAAGAAAAATAAAGTCACCATAATCTAACCACCCACCCCATCGTGTAAGAAGATTTCTACTCACCGCTATAAATTTATAATTGGACGCATCTTGCGTCCTAATACGCGTTCCATCTGCGAGAATGTTCGGTGTAGAATCAGTCTGTCTACGAACTGGTTGGTACATAGTTACAGTCACATCCATTCCTTCACTTTTTAACTCTGCTAGAGTTTCAGTTAATACAATATTTTCCTCTTTAATAGTTTCTATTAATGAATTGTAATATCTTTTATTTTTTTCTAATATATTGATTGAAATAAATCCATTTGAAAAAACTATCAAAAGGATAAATGCCAATACACTATTTGAATCAATTAGTTTACGCACTTTTACTTTCCCGTTATTTTATATAAATATCTTTTAAAATTACGTTCTACCATAATTTTAATAACATTTTAGTGGAGCGGGGGAGATTCGAACTCCCGTCCTGTCTGTCTTTTCCAAAGAGTCATTCACAACTTAGTTGATTTATCATTAGGTAAAAATCAACAAAACACCATCGAGCTCGTAACCTCGACTCCGCTTCATCATCTCTCTGAAGTAAGGAATAGTTCTCCACTAAGGTAGGATACTATTACGCTCAACCGTTTGTCTAACTTATTTTATGCTCGGGTGTTAGACAACCCAAGAACTTATGCGTAAGCGTAAGTTGGTTGGGAATCCAGTATAGGTTCAACAAAAATGTCAAATCCCATTTCAGTATTGGCTAAATGCCAATCTATTTCCAACCCTTCGAGCGATTTATCGCTATTTTGGTTTGTGAGTCTTTTTTCACGAGTCTTACTCAAACTCTGTTGCACTCTATTGTCAAATAACACCAGTCGAAACCTGTCCGCCCCGTATAATAGCTTGGAGCAATACGCATCCTTCCACATCTTATAGATGCTCATTAGATTATATATTGCTCCAAGACATACTACCTAGTCCGTTGTTGTAACGTTTTTAGCTACTGGACCTTTTGCACCTTCACCAATTTCAAACGTAACTTTTTGACCTTCTTCTAAAGTCCTAAAGCCATCAGTTTGAATTTCGGAGAAATGTACAAAGTAATCTTTATCAGTCGATGCTGAATCTGCTACGAAACCGTAACCTTTTTTAGCATCAAACCACTTTACTGTACCTGTGTTCATTATTCTTCCTTGTTTACTTTTATCTTTACCAATCCAATTCTTTGTTTGATTCATATTCATCAAACGGATTGTCCAATTCTTCTGTTAATTTTTCTAATACTTGTTCTACTAAGTCCCACTCTTGTTCTTCAATTGCTTCTCTTAACAAGTCAATTAAATTTTCCACGTCTAGCATAACTATACTCCAAGTTTAATTTAAGTATCTAGCAGATGAGGTTTTCCTTCAATATATCCTGCGCTTGTAACTTCTATTAATTCTACATTAGAATGAAACTCATCAATATTGTTAGCACCAACATAGCTGAAAGAACTACGTATCCCCTCTTGTATATCTTTAATAATTCTTTTTACTTTCCCTTTATAGGGAACAATCTTATAATTTCCTTCAACATTTTTAGTATCTCCTCTTGATTTTTTAGAATCTAATGAAGCAGAACCTCTATACTTTTTATGTAACATTTCATTCGGCCACTTGCCTACTTTTTCGATTTCGCCTGGAGTTTCTTTTGTACCAGATAAAAGGGAGCCCAACATAATCGAGTCAGCCCCACAAGCAAGTCCTTTACACACATCACCAACATTGCGGCCCCCACCATCACCAATAATAGGGACATTATAATTATCAGCAACGGCGACACAATCACGGATAGCAGACACTTGAGGGATTCCGACACCCGTTCTAATTCTCGTTTCACATAACGATCCATTTCCGATTCCGACTCTAATCGCATCTGCTCCTTTTTCGCATAAGTATTCACACGCTTCTCCTGTTGCAACTGAGCCAGCAACAACTTCGATTTTTGATATGATTTTTTTGATTTCTTCAATTGCGTCACCCACTAATTTATGATGCCCATGCGCTACATCTATAAGTAACACATTACACCCATTGTTAATTAATTCTCTTGATCTTTCTATATAATCTTTCTTAACACCTACTGCGGCACATATTGGTAATTTACTTATAACTTTTTTTGAACTTTCCATACTTTTATAAAAGTCCTTTATAAGTTTTAATTTAATCTTACTTACCTTTATAGTAGGATCTAATACGTTTAATAGATTCCTTTCATCTTCTTCATTTAATTCATCCATAAATATCTGTTGTTTATGAATATCAAAATAATCAAGATTTACCAGATGTCCCCACTTTAGTTTAAATACTTTCCTATAAAAAGACCTTATAGCACTTAAATTTAATTTAATTGGATGATTATCTAATGTTTCATCCAATAAAAATTTCCATTCTTTTAATGTATACTCCTCAAGTGGTTTAGTTTTGGAACCAATTATTGTGCCTGCATAAGCAAACATAGAATCTACTTCATTCTCTAAAGTTACATTTTCTGATATAAACTTACCCCATAATTTTTTATTTAATTTTAACTTTTTTACTATACCAGCTTGTTCTTCAATACTCATAAAACGATGTATAACTCCAATACCACCCAAATCCATCATTTCTAAAGCCATATCATATTCAGTAATGGTATCCATAGGTGAAGATACAATTGGTATTTTAATATTTTTAGTCTTTGTAAACCTAGTATTTAAATTAACTCTATTACGAGAAACCAACTCTGAATATTTAGGGACAATATTTACATCATCATACGCTAATAATTTTCTCATACACTAACTTTCTTTCTATACCACTCATTAGAAGGTTTATCTTCATCAGTATTCCATACTGCTTTACTAATCAATTCATCAATTGGTTTATTTTCTTCACCAAATCTTCCGTCCATCTCCCATAATATATAGAGAGTTGTATTTAAAGAATCCGCTATTTTTTTCAATGTTTTATAATCTTCTGTAAGATTTAAATCACCAAACCACACTTTACCATAATTAGGCATCAATACATTCGCATTGAATATAACCAAATCACCTTCGTGTTCTTCTGTATAATCCCATTTATGTCCTGCTATCATTCTAGCATCGTGAAATCCAAACGCACTAAAGTGTTGTTGTATTTCCCTTACTGACATTGTTGGTTTAAAATCACTTGGGTATGGTTCTGTAAGTGTTATTGTTTTATCAAACATTAAGTTATAGGTCCTCCAATATAGATTTCCCATTTACCACTATCTATAAGTGGTTTTGCTTTTTTGTATTTCAAATCTTTTGTTTCTTTACCATCAGTAATCATCACAATTTCATTTCTTCCCCACTTCTGTTTAACTCTAATAGGTTCTAGTTTATGTTCTCTATCCATTATTGTAACTCCATTTAAATGGTCTATTTCGTGTTGGACACAAATAGATTCTAGTAATCTTAATTCATTATCTTTTTTTATATTTTGTTCTTGTTCCCAACTTCCTTTACCTTCGGATGGATTTGTTGCTCCACTAAAATACCAATCAGATTCTTCTTGTTCTGTATGTATTATTACATTCTTAAATCTTTTTGTATCAACTCCCTTACCTTCATATGATAAGCAACCTTCATAATATATTATATCATCCCATTGTTCTGTAATAACAGGATTGATTAAAATAAGGGGCTCCCGAACATTAACCACAGCAACACGAGCATCAATACCAACTTGATTAGCCGCAAGCCCAATGCCATCTTTTCTCTCGGATAATATGTTAAGAAGTTCTTCTGCAATTTTGAGTCCTTCATCTACTGAAACCTTTCTCAGTTTTTTATTGATAACTGGGTTATCTTCTTTTAAACAATTAATTATTTTTGTCATTAAAACTTTGGTCTATTATTATCTATATCATACAACTTTACGGCAATAAAGATTAGTATACATACAACTATAAATTCAAACATTTTTTACTTCTCTATACTTAGATTTTTTTGATTTATCTGTAACATTAATTTTTTTCTTATATCTACCAGAATTAGAATAATGGTTTTCAATAAACCAATCTGGAACTTCACCATCATTGGCTTCCATATGTCTACGAAGAGCTCTACGAATATTACTCAACTTTCTCCATTTAGAATCATTCATTTTTTTCTTATGATGTTTACTTCTTGGCATTTCTATCCTCTACAAATTTAATATAATCTTTAGATGCTTCATCATCTTTTGCCCAAAACTTAGTTCCATCTTTTAACTCATATTGTTTATAATTATGAGCTATGTGAAACGGTATAACTTTCTTTTTCTTTTTAGCCATTATTACTTCTTATGCCTCCGCTAATTGTATATCAGGATTGTCAAATCTATATTCCCAATAAAATAATATTAAGTCTGCCAACTTATCTAAATACTTTGAAGTCAAAGTTCTATCTGGATACATAAAATTAATTATAGTTGGATAAGTTATATTAACACCCATCAATTATTATTGTTTCTTGATCTTTACGATAAAGTTTATTTATTTTTTTCTTATCAAAGCTTTGTTTTTTAAATGACTCACTTCTTGTCATATAAGTCATTGGAACATCTGATAAATTATATGGTCTACCATATTCATCTACAAAAACTTTTTCTTGTAACCATTTCGTTTTAGACATAACTATCCTTTATTTATATTATGATTAATAAAATCTTTTTGTTTCTTGACAGCCTTTTTCAAAGCTACTTTCTTTTCCTTATGTCGGGCAACTAACATTTGTTCTTTTGTCCGACGCTTAGATTTTTTACTTACTAATTTTTTCTTTTTAGGTGGTGAAAACTTAGTAGGTGGTAAAGTACCTTTTAACTTAGGTTGTTCTTTACCCAAATGATACACAGTACCATCCTTATCTACAAACTCTTTTCTCCAATGCCATCCTGCTGGACGACCTGTTGGTTTATAACCTTTTGATTGTTCAAGTGGTACTGAAAAATTAACACATTTACTACACTTTACACCTGTAGCTGATTCACCAACATTTTCATACACTCCACATACCATACAAGTCATATACCGTAAATGTCCTTCATAATAAGAGTGATACTCTATTTTCTTTTTACGAGCCATTTATTTTATTTTCCCTTTTCTATTTTCTTTGTAAATTGTTTATACATTTTATTTAAAGCTTTTCTC